CTGTTGGTCCTTGAATACCTTGAGCGCCGTCAAGATTGACTGTCCAGCTTGTATAAGTACCAGAACCTGTAACGGTCAAAGCATCAAATACCAAAGCGCCTGTTGAACTGTTGTAGGAAACAACAGGACCGTTCAAGTAATTACCAGCAACGCCAGTGTAACTAACGATAATGTGCTGAGCTTGGCTGTAGGATAAACCTGTGCCAATTGTGATCGACTTATTAGTACCAACCGTAATAGCCAAAGAAGATGTACTGGTGGTTTTGTATTTATCACCAGCGGCACCGGCGGCACCAGTAGAACCTGTAGGGCCAGTAACACCCTGAATGCCCTGAGCACCAGTAGAACCGGTTATGCCTTGGATACCTTGGGCACCTGTAGGACCGGTGGGTCCGGTAACACCTTGAATACCCTGCGCTCCTGTAGGACCGGTAGCGCCTTGAATACCCTGCGCTCCTGTAGAACCTGTAGGGCCTTGAATACCTTGCGCGCCTGTAGAGCCTGTTGGACCTGTGACACCTTGGATACCTTGTACGCCTGTTGGACCAACTGCACCAGTAGGACCAACGTTACCCTGAATACCTTGAACGCCTTGAGGACCAGTCGGACCGTGATCGCCCACAACACCTTGAGCACCTGTAGGACCAGTCGGACCTGTAACTTGGCCAGCATCAATCCATGCAACGCCGTTCCATGCGTATAAATGACCATTTGAAGCTACAACATATGTATCACCGGCATTATTGCCAGAAATAGGCAAATCACCAATGGTAGGAACAGTGCCCTTGATGGTAATACCGGTGCCTGCTGCACCAGTTGGGCCAGTTGGGCCCGAAAGAGGACCGGCATCAACCCATGGCATTATGTATTACTCCAAATATAAATTTTGCCTGTAGAGGCAACAAACACTGCTTGCCCAGGGCTACCTGTAGCAGGTAGATTAGCAGGCGTTGCAACAGTTTGACTAATTGCTAGACCAGAACCTGTAGCCCCAACTGGACCCTGTGGCCCCGTCGTGACAACTTCAACGATTGTAGGAGCAAGAGGTGTGTCTTCAACAATTAAACTTGTATCCGATCCTAATTCTTCGACAATCGTGTAGCTCATCGAGTAACCTCTTTAGAAACCTCTACGTCACCATACAGCAAACGTGTTACCACGCCTGTAGAAGAAACCAATTCTAGGTCGTATTTCCCACGTTGCCAAGTAATAGCGCCAGTGTCAGCAGCAGCTACCAGTAATTGAATCTTGCCCTGTCCGGGCGTGATAATGATTCGGTTATTAAGCGTGGTCAACTCCAGCAAAATTGTGCTTGAGCTAACAGTTTGCCTAATTTGCATACGGGCAGTGTAGCCTGACAAATTAATAACAGTACCAGTGCTGTCCTTCCAGACAAATGTCTTGTCTAGCGTTGCACCTTGTTCAATAACAAAATCATATGCAGCGGCGGTCATACAAACCTTTGGAATTCAATTTGAACAGCAGCACGGGTCAAACCTTTTGCTACACGAGTACGAACTTCGTTCATGCCGTCGCTGAATCGTTTCAAATACAACTGGGCAGATTTGGGTTCGTAGTAAGGCTGGTTGGGTGTATCGTACAAACGCGCACGTGCGCCCAAGGTAATGATCTCGTAGTAACGCTCAAAGACTTCTTCATCAATTACAGATGAAGAACGTGATGGCACAACTGCAACACGCAGTTTTAGCTTTGCAGCCTCAGTTACTTTTGGTTTTGGGACCAATGTAATTTCTTGCGTGCGGCTACGGAAATAGTAATAAGGATTGCCATCCAGGTCATTCCAATTGGACGTGCGGTAAATGCGGGTCAACTCTTCAACAGCTTTAGGAATCAACAACTGATCGCCATACCAAGCTTCCATGATGTCAACAACTTTATAACCAACGTCAGGCTCAAACCCATATACAGAAACTTCTGCGGTCATGTCCATTGGTTGAAGTTCTGTTTGTAAGACACGTGTCTTTTCACAAAACTGAATGGCAGCATTACGAATGGCTTGAACAGCCACAATCTCAGGTACGTCTCGAACAAACTGAACGACGTCGGGCAGGAACGCTTCGTAAGATATATCGCTCATGTCTGTGTTCCTGGAATAGATACGTTACGTTGGCCAAGAGCGTTTGTAGGATCGTTAACAGCTTCAGACTGAGTCTTACCTTGAACAGAGGCAGTAAACGTTGCCAAGTAGCCTTGTGCAAGTTGCAGACCTGGTGCATATTCAGCGTCTTTGCTACAAGCGCGAAACAAAATGTAATCAACCAGTGCGGACTGGAAGATATCAAAAATTGGGATTGTCTGTGATTCAGACGTTAAATTTGTTGGTTGAGCTGAATAATTCAACTCAATGTATTGGGTCCCAGTGTTGGGAGGATAAACATAAAACGCGAGCTGATCTTGTACGTCATAGATGTAGTTCTTGACTTCAGCCTTAGGAATTTCAGTGTGCCAGTTGGGGTTAAAACCATCCAACACTTCTCGAGAAACAATACGAATAGCACGACCTGGTGCTGTACCAGAAGTGCCCATATTGCGATAAATTTGTAACAACAACCAACCGTCCGATGGAATTGATTGCCGTGTTCCAGCAGCTAATTTCACCGAGACGGTAGTTGATGAACCACTTGGTTGCATGAGCACGATTTGGCGCATACCATCGTTTAACCAGCTGAGTAATTCAGCACGGGTCCAACGAACATTGGCAATATCAGTTAACTGAATCGCCGCTTTGTTAAGAATGGTTTGAGCGGTTACCGTACCCATGGTCTACCTTATGGTGTTACGTTAAGTGCATTGTAGATTGCTGTCAAAGCAGGGCCAGCCCAGATGCCTTGTTGGACAAGGTTATCTAAATTAGCGGCTGTTTTGTTGGCATCATACGCATGCATGCCGATTGCTTCAGAAGTTGTAAAACCTGCAGCAACCAGACCATCAGTGTTATCGCCAAGTGAATCTTCTGCAACCACAGCCAAGGCTTGTGGGTAAGAAAGACCAGCAGCGATCAAGTCATCCATAATAGCCATGTCAATCTCCTTAGGTTAATAAATGGCAGGGCCGAAGCCCCGCCTTCTCCGGTAGGAGTTTAACCTGCAGCGACCAACAAAGCCAGACCTTTAGCTTGTACGACGCTAGTGCCGTACACGTTCAAGCCGCGAACCAATGTACCGAAGTCATTGGGGTTCTGCAAGCTCTCAACTTTAGCGATCTGAGAAGCGAAGGTAATAGCAGACTTGTGACCGGCAATCACAGCGTGACGCTTAACTGCACCAGCAGAAGTAGCATCAGTACCAGTGTTGGGGTTCATCCAAGTTTTGCCAGCAGCGCCACGTGGAACCAAGTTAGACACATACACTGTGAAACGGTCGATCATGCCGATTTTGCCGTTACGCAACACGCTAGAAGCGTCGCCCATGAACTGAGCTTGTGCCAAGTTAGATTGCATCAGAATCTGACGCTCTGTGGGCGTGATAATCAACCAGCGGTCTGTCTCAGGAACGTTGGCTTCATCCAACACGCTTGACAAAGCAGTGATGCTAGACAAGATGTTAGAAGCAGTCAAAGTCACAGCAGAAGAATCTGTACCGAGGTTGTAGCCGCCGGAGATAGCACCAGCAGTTGCGCCTTGGTTAGCAGCGTCGCCTTGGTTGAAGTTAGTGTACAGAACGTCTTTGTCGATCTGAATCTTCATCTGCATAGCAGCGTCATTGGTGAACATGTCCATCAATTTGGGCTTGGCTTGCAACTCGAGAACGTTGTTAACGTTTACGCCGAAGTACTTACCTTTGTTGATGACCAACTGCAATGTGCTAGGAGCAGGAACTTCATAAGCCAAGTTTTGGCCGATAGAGTAGCTGTTGATGGTGATGGAAGGGATTGTGTTAATAATCACTGTATCACCCATGCCGGTGATGTCACCTTGCCAGTCAGTATTGGCGATTTCACCAAAAACTGTGGCGGCATAGAATTTCTGGGCCAGCTTGCCGGACCAGAGAGCGGGGATGAAAGAACCGGAGTAAGCGGTTCCAGAATATGCAACCTGACCGCCGGGGGTGTTAAAACCACCGGAGTTAATGGGATAGGCTGCTGCTGCGGTAATTGTAGACATGGTCTAGTCCTTTTCTTAAAAACAAAAAGTTAACAAATTAGACCGCTACAGTTTGGGCATTCTTAACGAATTCGGCCTTCATTGATAGCGGCATGGATATCTCTCTCAATCTGCACCGCTTCTGCCTCATCGATCATTCCCCGTCTCCATTCAGCGTAAAACGAATCAATATCCTGTGTGGTATAGACACGTTTTTCAGCCGTCGAAGTTGTAGGAGCAGGCGACGTATGCGAGCGGGTCGGTGCTACTTGACGCTGAAGTTCTCGGTTGGCTTGAGGACGTTGAGCTGGAGCAAGCGTGGCTTTGTATTGCTTAAAGATCGTTGCGGTACGGTTCGCATCAAGCGACTCATACGCATTGGTCAGTGCATACTGGCGAGGCATCCCATAAACTGGGTCTACTTCAGCCAACCATGTCAGGAAACCTTGATCTACGTTCATGGCCTCCCAATCTGGGACTTGTGCTGCAAGTGCTGCTTCGTAGCGGTCTTTATCAGATACTACTTGGCGCTCGGTCACATTCCCCAGCTTACCTTTCAACTCATTGATCTCGGCACGGAGCTGGGCTTCAAGGTCACGGTTTCCCGCTAGTTTTTGCTCAGTCGCACGGTCAATCAAATCCAACAAGTCAGAGCCAAAAGCCTCTTTGTCTTGTTCAGTGATAAGAGTCTTTGCCGGAACTGGTTCCTGCTTAGTCTGTTGTGCTTTTGCTACAGCCGCTTCAGTAATGAGGGTCTGAACCTGTTGGCTCATCTCACGCATCTGCGAATGTAATCTAGGCACCTCAGCATCGTATTTGCCTTTCAGCGCGAAGAATTTGGATTGCCAAGTTTCTTCTGATACGTCAGGTACTGGTTTCGGGTCTGCCTCTTGCGAAATAGGTTGCTGTGGTTCTTCTGGGTTGACGTCTGGGTTTGGGTCAGATTCTGGTGCAGTATCCGCATTGTCTGCGGGTTGTCCGGTCATCTGGGCTACAAAAGCATCAGCTTGTTCAACTTGTTCCTGAATTACACGTGGCAATGCCATATTTCTATCTCCTTCGCGCCGACTACGCTACTTAAAGCTCCGACTTTACGGTCAGCTTATATTCGCTTACGGTCTGCTACTGTTACATTAAAATTTAGGTTCTGTGCGCCGACTTTACGGTCTGCACTTTACCTGCGGATTTTGGCGTACAGCATTTCTGCTTGTTCCACCATCTCAAGGAATTCCTTGAGTTCGAGGTTCCGGCCTTGCAGCCGAGACTTCATTTCTTCACCTTGAACGTCACCAAGTCTTTCGAGAGTCTCTTGGCGACGATCTTTCAAAAATTCTATCAGTGGTTGCATCTCAGGAGAGCGCAGTAACCCTAGGCACCGCGCTACTCTTTCATCGACACGAACCATTTACTTGCACATGCCGTCAGTTTTAGCTTTTTCGG